TTTGACTGAATGGTCCTGAATATCCTAAAACAGTGCGTCCACGATTGGCTCCACCTTGATTTACAGCATCGTAAGCACCTGCACTATCCGATTCGTACTTACCAATAATGTTGACAACTTGTTGTTCTTGTTGCGTAATATTTGGATTGACGTATGTCGGATATTTAACAATTGCCTTTACTCTTTCACTTTGCCTTTGTGTGAGAGTGCCGTTCATAAATTTATTAAGAAGCGAGCCGCCAAGAGCGTCATTTGCAGCACTTCTATTAATTGTAGGGATTGGCGGTAAATTTACAGGCGCATCTAACATGCGATTAATATCTTGTAAAATTTGGTGGACAGTTGTTTTATCTACTGCGGCGATGTTACGCAAAGCGTTCAAACTGTAAAACAAATCTTCGTTTGATTCTTGGTTTACAGACAGTAAAAACGGATCGTCTTCCATCTGTTTTGCAAACTGTTCTAAAACTTCTTTAGTAAGCAAATCTTTTTTTACTTGCAATTTGTCTGCAGGGGAATCAGCGATGTATTGTTGCCTACCTGCTTCAGATTTTTGGCTGAATGATGCTCGATTTTTGAAGTAGTTAGGATATGGAACGCCCGCACTTTGATTATCACGGTAGTATGTTCCTTGGTCATTAGTTTGATCCGCAGCATAATCTTGTTGCAACTTCCGTACATAATTAGCAGCCCAACCGATTATGTCTTGATTGCCGTTTCTAAACTCTTGGACAAGGCCTCGTTTGAATTTTCTTTGTTCAGTAGTAATTACATCGTTAGCATAACTAGAGGCAGCTATCCCGCCACCAGAGACAGTAGGTCCAAATAGGTTTGCAATGGTAGTTTCATTGGCACTAATTACGTCACCGTAAACAGCCTGAAGTCTTTTTTGTTCGTTGTACCTTTCTTGAACTTCAGGTAGCTGTTTAATTGATTCAGGTAAACTACGGTAGTAGTCACCAGTCATTTCACCTACATCCAAAGCATCGTCTGCTTGTCTCAACAAACTTTGGCTTTCAGTTTCGTCGAGTTCTACGTTTGATGGGTATTGGTCGGTCAACAACCTTACTGCTTCACTAGCTGCTGTTGCTCCAAATCTAGTGTTTATGTCCTTTATAGTATCCTGCAACGCTTGCGGTGTGCAAGCGGGGTTGCCTTTGCAGCCTTCAAGGATAACATCTACAACATCTTTAGCCCTTTTTGAGTTGTCACTGCGGATGTTGTTTTGTATTGACCTGTAGTCTGTTTCTAAGTCAGCCTCTAATCCGTCTAATTTAGCTTTGTACAATTGACCATAGGTTCGACCTTTAGGGTCGCCAACAATAGGCTGATTTCTCAACGCATCAACATCAACAGCTCTCTTTGTAAGTTGTTGTTTGTTTTTAAAAACCTCAGTCAAATCGTTCCAGGCTTCGTTCATAGTTGTCAGTTTGCCCTTATCGTTGTAACTGACTTTTTTGTTACTGAAATATTTATTAAGGTCTAAATCACCCAAAACTTCATTTTCAGCCTGGTTCGAGATCTCTTGACCTCTTTGTATCACTCTGGCCTGACGTGCCTCCTCTACAAACTTCTCCTGACCACTTCTGAATTGTTTGCCTGCCCATTCATTGAGAAAAGCAGGTTTCATCAACGTAAGACCGTTTTCTTCAAGATAGTCTTTACGCATTTCAGTAATTGCGTAAGCTCTCAAAGCCGGGTCAGTTGCTGTCTCGGCAAGCGTAAATTCTTGGCCGGTTTCAGGATGAAAAAATGTTCTATTACTGTTGTCTACGAACTGCCCTGAAAGGAAGCTCTCCCAGCCTGCACCAGCTTGTTCTGCCTTTCCCTTAGCATAGCCATAACGCTTCCATCCAGACATGTTCTGAACGGCCTGAGCAACCTCTAAGGACTCTCCACTTTTAATAATATCGAATGCAACTGCATTAGCATCCATTTCATCTGCTTTCAGTTGCTCACCAGCTTGACGGATTTCGTTAGATACATCAGTTGCGTTAGGCTCAGACAATGCAAGGTTATAACCCTCCATCATCTGGTCTTTATTAACTTGTTCTTGATATTTCATCAACTCCCCACCAAGAGTTTTTGAAAACTGTGCCAACTGCATCATCGAGTTGTCTTGTGGTGCAATCTCTCGTGCAGCCTGCTGGGGCGAAAACCCTAGGATTTGCTGTGATGGGGTGTACGATACTGACTCTTCGTATGGTGTTGCCATTTGTGTAAGTAAGTAGATTATCTAAAATAATTAATCCTGCTTGTCAACGGCATTGCGGATTGACCGATTGTGTAATTACCAGGGTTACTGTAAGAAGCAGTAAAGCCACCGCCACCGCCTCCGCCACCTCCGTACGGATTAGGAGCCACCATGGAACCTAATGTTCCGAGGTTACCAGCGATGCTGCTCATGATTGCCAAGCCAGGATTAGTGTAAGCAGGTGGTCTGACCATAGCTGATGCATTAACGTCAGCTTCATACTGCTGCCGTGACACCCGTTTCATCTCAGCTTCTCTGCCGATAGTCATGTCTGTCATTGTTTCAGACAAACGTGCAGAATCCCTGCCCCATCTTCCAAAAGTTTCTAGGGCTGCAACTCGTCTCGAGCTTTTACCAACACGACCTTCTGAAGCAGCGTAGGTGCCTCTAGCTTGCGTAAGCTTGATAAGCATTGCCTCACGCTTGTACAAAGCCCCTTTGATGTCTTGGTTTAGACGCCTCTGGATAGATGTGTATGAATCGTTGGCAGCTTGTCTGTTAATTTTAACTTGCCTAAAGGCACGCTTAGAGTCAAGTTTTGCTTGTTGATATGCTTGCTCGTTCTGTTGGTTGGCAGCCATTCCGGCGCTCAACGCTGACAAGCCCATTCCTGCTAGTGCAAAGAACATAGTTTTACAAACTCTACAAAATAAATGTTGTTAGGTCCATAGGGAACAAGCTGTAAAAACTTAAACCCTAGTTTTTTTAATAGTTTTAAATGCAACGTATTGCGTATGTCTGCTTTGTTGTAAAGCAAACGATGCGGTAATGAATTAATCCATTTACGTGCTTCTTTACAGAATAGTATGGGGTAACGTTTTACTGCATCTGTGCAATGCATCCACACGCAACCATCGTCAGACACTCCAGCAATCCCTGCACACGTACCGTCTGGCACGTAAAAAATTACAGAGTTGCTAAAGTGTACGCTATTGACCATAGACAGGACAGGGTTGAGACCTGTCCCGTCCACAATCTCACTCAGATCTGACGGCAGCAATGTATCGACAACCTGAACAACATCTTCAATAGAAGCTTGTTTAATAAGGTTGACGTTGGTAGAAGTTAGTGGTGTATCTACCTTCCCAGTCATAGCTTTCTAGAGTCAAGGGATAGGGTGTTTCTCCAATCAAGATCAATTCAAAATTGTCAGTTCTTTGGTGGATTGGAATTGTGTGTTTTGCTTGAACTGCAATTGGCATCAACGAAGCGTTGTATCCAGGTGGTACTACAATTGATTTTGTGTCTTCATCTGCAGTTCTACCTGCAATCCTTAGTTTATATGAAAGTGGTCCACCGAATCCAGCTTGTACTTTAATTCTATGGATAATAAGGTTAGAAGATGTATCAGCGACGTAACCATCACCTGACCTAGAAATGACCCTAGGTCTTGGCAACACAACTTCCATGTTATATTTTTTGCCTGCTAACACAATGGCATCACGTAAGTCACCAGGAACAACCATAGTCGATACGGATTGACCACTAACGTTCACACTTGCAGCTTCATACAAGAAAACTTTAGGGTGTGAATCTGTCAGTTTGTTTGTAGCGTCTTTTTTAAAACCGGTGATTGCAAGAACAGTATCAAAATCTGTATAGGGTACTTCAATCGTAGTTGTATTAGCTGTAGCGTCATAAGTTTTAAGTGGACCTTGTATAAATCTATCAAGATTCACATTTGAGCTTCTGGTGCTGTAACCAGCGACTGCAGATGCTACACCTACTTCTTGGAAACCAAGACCATAAGGCAAAGCCCATTTTGTAATTGATCTAACAACACCTCCATCAGAATGTTGTTGTAAAGCAATCCTATTAAGGTAAACTCTATCGTTTGTATCTTGTGTAACGACAAAAAGAGTTCCCTTGTCAAAGTATTGATATTGAATCTTTTGATCTAATTCTTGTTGGAACCAACCTTCAATAGCACGTTTGTCACCTTGCTGTAGGTATCGATAAAAAAACAGTTTTGTTTTGTTTTTTGTTGCCAAGCTGAATATTGAAAGGTTGGGATCGCTTGCATATAGATCAATATTGTCAGGAAGTAGGTCACTGACAGGTAGACTTGTCTCAGCAGCTTTTGCAGAGGTATCAGCACTTACATCAAATATTTCAAAATGTCTTGTGTTGGATGCTGTTGTGTTTACAAAACCAATAGCAATACCTGAATCTACTGGAGCAACATTTTCTGACGTATCAAATGCCGACAACCTGTTTACTTTAGCAGATTTAGGTGACAGAATGTCTCCTGTAGTTGACAAAAGAAACTGCTCGTTTTGTCCAAAGATAACGAGACCAGTCGATTGTGGTACAACATACCTCAACGTTTGTGGTTTTGTCGAAGTGCAGTCGATGTCAACCGGATCATCGTCAGAAACAGTCAAGGCTGTCTTGTTCCAAAAGTTGAAGAAGTCATCAGACCTACTTAAAATAACTGAATCACCAGCTAAAAATCCTAACCTGTTTCTATAAACAAAGACACGTTCAATAGTTTTGCCAACAAAGCTAGGAATAGGATTAGTGTTGTCATCACCTATGATTCTATTCTCATAAGTTGCAGGTGCAAATGTAAAATGACCGTTTGCATCTCTTGTTAGCAGATGCGGCATCGTATCTACATCGAACTCAAATGTGATGCCTGGTGCGATAGTTTCTTCCCAACTGCCTGGACCGTAACCCAAAGTTGTATTAGATGAAACAAATCTCACATAATAATCATCTGCGTCAATCTCGTCAGAATTAGACACCTTAACTCTATAGCCGTCTACACATTGCGTTGGCAGTTTGGATGCAGTAGTAATGTCGTGTGCAAATGAGTAGATACCGTCTTGGTGTGCTGAACCAAATGTTTCAACATCAAATGCAGTAGTGTATGTGCCGGTCGAACTTCTTACAAGGTGAATACCGTTGCCTACACGTGTTGCAGTGATTTCATGTGCAACCTCACCACCACTTCCGTTAGTAGACGTTCCAGGTGCTGTGCCAGAACCGTTGTTGATAAGTGAAACAATACTATTGACTACAGCTTCAGCACTAGGGTTAGTTGTACTTGCAGTTGCTGTGTAATCAAAACCAACGACAGTATTACTTGAATTACGCCAAACCAGCCTTACTGTGTAAGATGCCCCACCCTGGATGATGCTCATCACAACGAAAGCTTCAAGAATGTCAGCAGCCGAGGTGGTGGGAGCCATTTGTGGGATTACTTTTTTGTTGACTACAAAAGTCTTGTCAACAACATTAAGGACAGAAATGTCGTCAGGATCAGTTACAGAATCCAAATACCCACCAGAAGGTATCGATGCGTTGTTATTAACGATTGCAGTTTCTAACGACGTACGTGCAGTTGCTAGTGCTGTTGCAGCATTGGTATAATTAGTCTTTGCCGTATTTAATTCAGTCAAAGCTGTAGCAAGCTGAGTTGATGTAGAAGTGCCGCCAGCAGCTACGTTAACTTCGAAAATCCTTTCCCCATTCCGTGTCAGATATGGGTATTCATGCGTACGTTCTTTACCTTGTGTGATACCGGCTGGGAGCGTGGCACTAGGAGTTTGGGCAACATTATTTTGATAGACTGTAAAGAGACCAGCAGTATTTTTTATAATCCCATCCTCTACCGTTTGTACAACTTCACCTTGGTTGTTGTATGACTCTGTAATTGTAAAACTAGAGCTGGTAGTGATGTTGGTAGTTTGATCATCTAAAGTAGTCTTGTAATTATACTGCTTTTCATTTAAGACTTCTAGCTTAGCTTGTAAATCTAGCAAAGCTGTATTATAGGTGTTAGCATCTGCGTCGTAATCTGTAGTGTAAGCACCGGCAGATGTTTCATGTGTAACACCTCTCTGTTCCAACAAAGGAGGTGTGTCAAAAACTGTTTCTACAACACGTGGGTTAGGATGTTTCCAAACTTTAAACTGTTCTGCAGTAATGTCATACTGCAAAACGTATTTTTCAGTGGCATCTCTGAGTATGTTTGTCCAAAATGATTTATCAGGATCAATGCCTGGTTGTATCATTTCGCCAAAAAACTCAGCGCCTGGACGCTTTACAAGACCGTTGACAAAATCAGGATAAGCATTCAGCGCATCAACTAATTGTCCTGGAATTTTTTTGAAATCTGGTTGTTGGGAAATACCAAGTAGAAGCGTAGGTACGCGCTGGCTTACTGTTGTCATCTAATCAATGCAGTGAACGGTTGATAGCTGTTGTAATAATCTTGTCCATCTTTGAATCCGAACATGGTGTAATCACCTTGCTGTGATTCGTACTCCAGTGCTGCTGACTTAGCATTGGTCTCTTGCTCTTCCAGCAGTTTGTTTAGTGTAGCGTCACCTACCATTTTAATGCAACACACACGTGCAGCACGGGCAGTAATGTAATACTGGATTGCAGGAGGTACGTCAACAAACTCAAACAACCAAGTTACATCTGCAGAAATGTCATTCTCGAAAGTAAACGTGTGGTTGTATCGATCATAGAGTTTGCTGTTACGACGGATAAGATCCATATCGCTGTGATGATCATCACGGTTAGCATCCAAAGCTAGAGCGTTAGTTGGATAAGCAATTTCTTTCGTTGTTGCGTCAGGCTGTAGTTTGTAATGACGTTCTGTGTTGAATGTCCAACCTTGAGCTTGAACAATTTTGTTTTGTTCCCGTAGTGTTGTCAAAACAACTGACACTTCAGGATTTCTAAGATCCAGTGTGGTGACAGCAGCCTGCCCCACAGAGGTAAGTATTTCATTAACAGCATCCAGTTCGGTGGACGCAGCGTAGACAGGCATAACAACAAATAAAAAAAAGGGACCCCGAAGGATCCCTTGTGTACAAAAAATTTTGAATCAGAATGCAGCAGGCTTGGTAGCGGTTCCAGCGAACAGCTCCACGCAGGCAGCAGGATTCAGGTAGTCTGCGCCCATGGCGAGACGACCCAGCATCACATCCGTGTGATTCCATCATTTCTGATGGCACTGACTATATCTTCATCCTATAAGGAATGTCGGACGCTGATGGCGTATTACGTGAGAAGCGTCTCACACCGCCTAGTCGATGCACGTTCCCTACACGCTTGTAGGGCTTCGCTCAGGATTGCCATAGCTTTCGCCTTAGGTTTCCCTGAATTCATCCGATGTTTATCTAACAGTTACCTATTAGAGGGGCAATGTTATTTACCCTGATAGACGACAGAAACGTCGCCGCTGGTCACTTGGACCTGGGGACCGATGCTTTCGACGCAACCAGCACCTTCACGTTGGAAGATGAGGCCGCAGGAGTTAGCGAAGTTAGAAGCTTGGCCGTACTCGTTTTCGATACCAGTAACAGAGTTACGGGCATCTTCCAGACCTTCAGCAACAAAGGAACCAGTGTTACCGGGATCGGTCACACCGGGGTTGGTTGCAGAACCAGTACCGAACTTCGTACCATAGTTGGAGAAGAACGGGATGTTCATGGACTTGTAGATACGGATACCTGCAATCTCCATGATGCCTTGACCGGACTGCAGGGCATCACCCTGGGTGTCGCGGTTGACAAGGTAAGCGCCAGATCCGGTGCCACCGATGGCTTGGATCAGCTCGTAGTACTGACGGGGGTTAAGGACGGCAACGCGGCCCTCAGAGCTAACACCCTTTTCATCGAGACTTGCGGCGGCGTCGTAGAATGCGGACACCAAGTTGTTAGCATCATAAGCGTCAGATGCGTTAGTAGTAGAACCAACACGGATCTGAGTTCCACCTGGCTCAACAAAGCCAGACTTGCTGATCGGGGATGCTTGACGTGCACCACGGGTCAGGGAGCGGAAGATCAGACGGTCATACTTCTGAGCAAGAGCATAGCCGATTTTACGGCTGATCTCAGAGCGCAGATCGTAATGTGACAAAACTTCATCAAGTTCGTACACGAATGCAGAACTGATGAGGAGCTGGTCAACCGTGATGGTCTTCTCAGCCACCGGGGGCGCACCGTCGGTGTTACCGAGGATAGCATTTCCGGGGGTGTGATATTCTGCCTTGGTGTGTCCAGTGTAGATGAACTGAAGAGACTTGCCGTTCTTCAGCGTGCGCTTCATAACGAGATCACGGGCGATCGCGTTATACTCGAACCCTTTGAACATTTCGCCACTGAACAACTTAAGGTACAGGGCACGGGCGTCACCCGTAGAGTTAATCTGACCAGGCCGTGTAAGGCTCGTGGTCAGCGTAGAAGTCTGTTGTGCCATTATAAAAAAGAGAGTAATGCTTTAACTCTCTGAACGTTCAGAGTTATTCAATTGTAATATTTGTGGTCTATCCCACCGTCTAGACGGCTAATGGGTATCCGCGTACGGGCCAAAAGCCAAAGCAGGGCAGGTCCTACTCCGAGGTGCCTACCCCACAGGCGTAGATGCTTTCCGATCATCTACTCCTTAAACCGTTCCTTCGGGCTTTACAATTGTGGAAAGCTCGAAAAATTTTTTATTCAGTTTTTGACGTCCCGCTTAACAATGTAAGCGACACCGCGATACTTCAAGACAATTTCTTTTTGCTTGGCTTGCTGTTCGCGGACACGTTGACGCACTTCGATTTGAGACATGATGAACTCCATATACCTTACCCCCCGTTCCATGAGTAAGATGCCTGCGTCGTCATTCACTACTGGTAACTTGTCCTGGTAGGCGAATGCGATGAACGTACGGCTGAAGTCTAAGCAGTATTACAGCTTTTTCAACATCTCTTGTTTCTTTTTCTGCGCCTTATAGTATTGTGCAGCAGGAGCAACGTTTTCTTTTTTACCTAGGAAACCACGTGCAAAATCAAGTACGGGGTTCTTTTTCTTTTTGTTAGGCATTACTTTTTTTTTGCAGTCTTGGCAGCACGCTTGAAGTTTGCTGCGGTAGGTGCGCCTTTTGCTCCAGGCTTACGCATTTTTTCGCCACTACCAGCAGCAATTCGCTTACGTTTTGCGTGGATATTAGCGTAGAGTCCTCGTTTTGCAGGCATGATTAACATTTCCATTTGCGTAGTGCAAGAGCCTTCCGTGTAGGACGACCCTTGCTGTCTTTCATTGGCCCTTTCACACCAGACATGCGGGCACAAAAGGAACGTTTGCGGGGTCCACCTTGGGGCTGTGGTGCCTTCAAGTTAGACCCTGTAGCTCTGTTATATTTACGCCGACCGGCAGCCGTCAAGCCGCCAGAACGCGATTTGTGTACACCGATCTTAAGACTTACAGAACGTGTACTACTTTTTGTAGCCTTTGCCACCTTTCTTGCCTCCGCAAGAGCCTTTACCTTTGTGTGCCATTACTTCATACCTCTACGGCTACGCAGCTTTTTGAAGTCAGCAGCATCAATCTTATTTGGATTGCCAGCTTGACGTGCAATCTTTTTTTGTCCAGGCGACAGTCGCTTAGCAGTTGTGCTTTTTTTGGGACGGCCAACTTTTGAACCGTATGTTCCTTTACCGTAAGGCATAACTTAAAAATCCAGATCAGATCGTTCTAGTTTGTCAATAACATCTTGGCGGTAAGCCGGGTCTCGATCGTAACGGGGGTCACTCATGGCTCGAACCAATTCAGCTTGACTGCGGAATGTATCGTTAGACCGTGCAGACTTACCTGTCAGCATCTCACCTTCGTAACCCATGTTGTCTCGATACTTTGATTGTAGTGCTTGTACTGCAAAGCCAATAGCTTGCAGGTTTCCAGATTCAATTACATTGTCGTAAGCAAGGATTTCTTTTTCAGACAGGTTTGACCCTGCCCATTCCATGAGTTTTTGATACTCTGCTTCACCACCAATGTTGTTTTTAACTTGATTGACTTCTGCTTCACTAAGTTCAACAGACTGGTTTGCTTTGCCAATGTCTGGGTTCTCTTGTTGGATACGCATGTACGCTTCAACAAGTTCTTTAGAAGACATCTTGCTGAATTCCTCAAGAGTTTCTTCGCTAATTTCACCGTTCTCATAGAACTCGTCATTAGCTTTCCACAGAATATCAGCTTGTGGATCTGGTTCTGATTTGTCTTCAGTTTCTGCAGACTCCTCAGACTCTTCACCTAGGTCTTCGTCTGTTACAGTATCTTCTCCGAGTTTCTTCTGCAGCTCAAGGTAAGCCTTTTCAAGTTCTTGTGCATTCTTGTACTTACCAGCAAGCATCTCCTCTTGCTGTGCCTC